CTGCTGCGCTCCCGTCAAGGGGCGCTGGCCAACAACCTGACGGGCGGCACGGCGGGCACGCCGACGCCCGGCGTGCGCGCGCTGTTCGGACAGGGCGGCTGAACCTTCACGACGGAGAAGAACCATGGGCGACACACCGACGATCGAGGACATCGCCAAGATGTCCGTGCCGGATGCGAAGGGCACCCTGCCCGCGCTGTCCGACGAGCATCTGGCGGAGCTGAAGAAGCTGGAGACGAACGACGGCGAGAGCGAGGGGCGCGTGACGCTGCTCGCCGCGATCGAGGCGGAACAGGCGCGTCGGGTCGCCGATGCGGCTGCCGGCGCCGAGGGGCAGACGCCGCCCGCGGCGGATGCGGCGCATGACACCGACGTGCCGGACGGCGCGGACCCGGCCCGGTGGTGGAAGGAACGGTATGACGGCGCCATGGCGGTCGTCACGCATCGCGAGCAGCAGCTGACCGCGATCGGCGAGGCGGTGGGCAAGGCCGCCTATGACGACCTGGCCACCGGCGTCGTGGTGATCGACCGGGTGGCCGACCTGGCGGTCGCGCGGTTGGCTGCGCTGGCCGATGCGCGATCGGAGGCGGACACGCTGCGACAGCGCATCGTCGAGCTGGAGCAGGAGAAGTCGCTGGGCAACGCGCCCACGGGTGCGCCGCTGGCCGATTATCGCCACGTCGCCACGGTCGACCGCGGGTTGCGGCTGATCCTGCTGGACGGGAAGGCTGCCGTGCCGCTGCCGGCGATCCCGACCGAGCCGGGCGATTTCCGCCAGCGCGGCGCCGACACGGTCGTTTATGAACAGCCGATCGTACTGCCCATCACCGCGCCCGCGTTCCGGGTGACGGCGGTGGCGCTGATCGACGACGACGACGATCGGATCGATACCTGCCAGATGATCCCGGCGATGGAAGCCGGCGGCGGCCGCAGCGTCGAGGTGCCGGCGGGGACGCTGGTGTTCCGGCAGCCAGCGCGATCGGCGGCGGAGGCCGAGCGCGCGGCCGGGCCGCAGGTGCAGGGCTGATGTACCGTTCGCCTCAAGAGCGGTTCGCCTTCGCCCGCGGCCAAGGCACGCGTCGCATGACCGACGAAACCGTCAACCCTTACGACCATGCGGCAGAGCCCGATCTGTATGCTGCATGGCAGTCAGGCTGGGATGATGCCGACAGAGAGGTGACGTCCCTGTGACCGGTGAGCCGGGCATCCGACCGGGCACGATCCTGTCCGGTTCCGGCCGTCCGGTGGGTGCGTCGGGCTATGGCGATAGCTTCGCCAAGCCCGGCGCGCCATCGTCAGAGCCGGATGCGCGCACGATCATGGCGCGGCACGCGGCGATGAAGGCGGAGCGGTCGGCGTTCGAAACGTTGTGGGACGATCTGGCGCGGTTCCTGCTGCCGCGGCAGTCGCAGTTTCTGGGCCGCAACGCGATCACGCCCAATCCGCGCCCGTCCGCCCGCATCTTCGACGAGACGGCGCAGCTGGCGCTGGAACGCGGCATCGCGATCTTCCTTGGCTATGTCATGCCGCGCGGGGCGCGATGGCAGACGATGACCGCGCGCGACGACGAGCTGATGAAGCTGCAGCACGTGCGCGAGTGGTACGAGCGCAAAACGGCGCAGCTGTTCGCGCTGCGATCCAATCCGCAATCGGGGTTCGACACCCAAACGCACGAGAGCGCGGCGTCGCTGCTGGCGTTCGGCATGCAGGGCATGTGGCCGGAAGCACGGCGCGACTGGCGGGGCCGACCGCTCGGCATCTTCTATCGGTCCGAGCATATCGGACAGGTCTATTGCATGGAGAACGCGTGGGGCGCGGTGGACATCGTGCATCGCGAGTTCCGGCTAACCGCGCGGCAGGCGTTGCAGCGGTGGCCCGACAACCCGCCCGAGTGCGCGCTGAAGGCGGTGCGCGACCGGCAGGAGGATGCCAAGCACAGCTATATCCACGCGCTGGAGCCGAACGCGCGCGCGGACGATCGCCGGATCGATGCGGCGGCGATGCCGATCAGCAGCGCGTACCTGTCGATCGAGAACGGGCAGCTGTTCGACACGGGCGGATACCGGTCGATGCCGCTGATCGTCAGCCGTTTCGACAAGGCGCCGGGCGAAAGCTACGGCCGCAGCCCCGGCATGACGGTGCTGCCGGCGGTGCGCCAGTGCCAGGCGATGGTGCAGAGCATCGTGGTCGCGGCCGAGTTCTCCGCCCGGCCGGCGATGCTGGCCGTCGACGACATGCTGGACAAGATGGTGCGGATGCGGCCGGGCGGCATGACGTATGGCGGCATCGACGAGCGCGGGAACCCCACGATCCGGCCGATGATGCCGGGCGTCGACCTGTCGCCGGCGCGCGAGATGCTGGGCGAGACGCGCCAGCTGATCGGGCAGGCGTTCTTCAACGACCTGATGCTGGGCGGCGGCGACGGGCTGAAATCGCACGTCACGGACGCGCAGCTGCTGGACCAGCAGCAGGACAAGGGCGTGCTGCTGGCGCCGCTCGGCCGGCAGGAGACGGAGTGGTTCGACCCGATGGGTGCGCGCGAGGCGGACCTGATGGGCGAGCTGGGCCTGCTGGACGACATGCCGCCCGAGGTGCGCGAGGCGGGCGGCGCGTTCCAGATGCGGTACGAGAACCCGCTGGCGCGCGCGCAGCGCAGCGAGCAGGCGGCCGGTTACTTCAAGCTGATCCAGGCGGTGACGCCGCTGGCGCAGGCGGACCCGACCGTGCTGAAGACGCTGCAGCAGCTGTATCCGCCGGAGAAGGTGCTGCCCGGCCTTGCCGACATCTTCGCGGTGCCGGCGGCGTGGGCGGCGACCGACCAGGAGAAGCAGGCGGCGCAGGATGCCGAGGCGCAGGCGCAGCAGTCGGAGCAGCTGCTGAACGCCGCGCCAGTGGTGGCGAAGACGGTCAAGGACATGTCGGCGGCGGAGGCGGCGCATGGGTAATCAGCGCTTTGGCAACTCCATCGCCATGACCGTCAAACGACAGATGGCGAACTTTGACGCTTTACCCGCAGAACTTCGAGCAGCGTTGCGAGATACGGTTACTGATTGGTGCGCATATTCGTTCCACTTGCGCGCGAGAAACGGAGTGAATTACGAGCGTCAACTAGCTCGCCTTCTTGAAGAGGATGCTAGGGAACGTTGTGATTATCACGCGGTCAACGCCCATCGCGAAGCCCGCGCCGCCCGTGGTGAAGCATCGCCCCCACGGTTGTTTCCGAACATTAACGCGTTCCGAGACGCGGAACAACGCGGACAGGCGCGGCTGATATGAACATCGCTGATCGCGCCGAACGGCTCGCCGGTCGCGCGGGCGGGATGCTGGAGACGCTGCGCCGGCAGATCGAGGCGCTGCTGACGCCGTGGCGGGTGTCGCGGCGGCTGTTCACCGATCCGGCGACGGGCGCGCTGACGCCGGACGCGGTGGCGTTCTTCGGCCGGCTGGCGCGCACGTGCCACGTTGACGGCAGCGCCTATCACCCCGACGCGCGCGAACATGCCCGGCGCGAGGGACGGCGCGAGGTGGCGCTGGAGATCATGGGGCAGCTGCAGCTCAACCAAGAGCGGCTGGCGGCGCTGCTCGAACAGACGCGACAGGGAGACGACGATGACGGATACGGTTTCTGACGGTGGGCAGGGCGGCGGGCAGTCGGGCGGTGAGAGCGGTGCGACCGCCACGACGCGCGAGTGGATGGCGGGGCTGCCCGATGACCTGAAAGCGGATGCGACGCTGTCGCGGTACGAGACGCCGGAGGCGCTGGCGCGCGGGCATCTGGAGGCGCGGCGGGCGCTGTCCACCCGCGTCGCGGTGCCGGGCGCGGATGCGGACGAAGCGACGCGCAACGCCTATTACACCGCGATCGGCCGGCCGGACACCGCGGAGGGCTATGCGTTCGACGTGGCGGACAACGACCAGGCGCGCGCGAGCGCCGGCGAGTTCGGCAAGTTCGCGTTCGGGCTGGGCATGCCCAAGGACATGGCCGAGGCGGTGGTGAAGTTCGACAACGACCGTCAGGCGGCGGTGCTGAAATCGTACCAGGACACGTCCAGGGCCGAGTTCGAGCAATGGCGCGCGGACAAGCCGGATGCCGACGCGCGGATCACCGCGATGTCGGGCCTGCTGAACCGGTTCGGGATCGAGGACGTCGACGCGGCCCAGATCGAGGCGCGGCTGGGTACGCGGCGCATGTTCGACCTGTTCGACAAGATGGCGGCCGCGACGGGCGAGCACCAGCGACAGGACGGCGAGCGGCAGGCGCAGACGGGCGCCGCCACGGCCGAGGACGCCGAGAAGGCGATGAGCGACCGCATGAAGGACCCGACGTTCCGGGCGGACGTGCGGACGAACAAGCCGGAGGCGGTGGCAGAATACAAGGCGCTGCTGAAGGCGCGCACCGACGCGGCGATGGCAAAGAAAGGCGCTTGACGCCCGCCAGCGCCTGTTGAATATCCCGGACAGGGATATTTCGGGTTCGCCCGAGTAGCCCTGTCCCGGACACCCCGAGCGATCGGCCCCGGTGCACCCGCGAAAGCAGCGGCGGCCGACGCGGGCCGTGATCCGCCAGACCGGCCCGGCGCAAGCCGACACCCCTGTCGAAGCCAGCCTTAGCAACGCTTTCTTCGGGGGATACCCATGGCCGAGAATTTCGCGGACGGCATCCGCACAGTCGAGTTCAACACCAGCGTCGAGTTCCAGCTGAACGAGCAGCCGGGCAAGCTGTTTCCGCTGTCCGGCTCGGGCGCCAACTACAAGGGCAAGGGCGCGAAGCTGATCGACCGGTTCGGCGACGTGTACGCGCAGGACATCAACACGCGCAACGGCGACACGAAGATGACGGACATCGACGTGGTGCGTCGCTGGATCGTCAAGCCGCCCCGCGCGGGCATCGCGATCCCGATCGATCCCGACGACGAGATGTCGACCGAGGTCGGGCTGGAGGCGCCGCTGGTCCAGGCGACGGCGCGCGGCATCGCACGGTATCGCGACGACAAGTGGCTGCAGGGCTATTACTCGTCCGCCTATATCGGCGAGCAGGGCGCGACCGCAGTGCCGTTCAAGGCGGCCAACGTCCTGCCGGTGGACGCCGGCACAACGGGCACGGCGACGGGGCTGACGCTGGAGAAGCTGATCCAGATGGCGGCGATGATGGGCGGCAACTTCGTCGACACCGAAGCCGAGATGCCGATCATCCTCATCACGGCCAAGGAGCAGGCGGACCTGCTGCGCATCCAGCAGGTGCAGAACACGCAGTTCAACCCGCTGCAGGGTGCGCAGGCGCTCCAGTCCGGCAAGGTCGTCGAGTTCATGGGGTTTGGCTTCAAGAAGGCCGAGATCGGCAACCCCAGGGCGTACCAGCGATCGTCCGGCCTGACGATCGACACCAACGGCAACCGCCTGCTGCCCGTGTTCGTGCCGTCCGGCGTGCACAACGGGACGTGGCTCGGCTTCGAGGGCCACCTCGATACCATTCCCCTGAAGAACCACTCGGACCTGACCACCGGCTATTCGTGCGTCGCCACGACGCGGGTGGACGAGGACAAGTGCTATCTTCTGACCGTGAAGGAGTCCTGACCCGTGGCGCAGACCTTTGCACTCGAACTCGTGGGGGTGATCGATGGCACCAATCCGCCGACCAAGAAGGACGGCCGCGTCAGCATCGCGGCCGTTCGCCGCACCCGCGCGACGATCAAGCTGGCGGCGCAGGCCGTGGCCGACACGGTGGTGCTGGGCGACGTGCCCGAGGGGTGCGCGTTCGCCTATGCCGTGGTCAACAGCGACACGGCGCTGGCGGGCGTCCAGCTCACGCTGGGCACCGCGGCCCTGCCGGCAAAGTACGCGCCGGCGTTCGGCGTCGCCAATGCCAACGCCCCGGCGATGGTGGGCGCGGCGGCCGCGGTGGCGGCCGTGCTGGGCGCCACGTCCGACCGCGTCATCGCGACGATCGCGGGCGCGGCGCTGCCCGCGGCCGGCACGCTGGTGATCGACCTGTATTACTCGATGCGCTGACGCGCGTCGGGACATGAGTTCCGGGCGGGCCAGTCCCGCCCGGATCGCGCGCCGCCGGACCGGGCAGGCTGCCCCAAGGGGCAGGCCGGCAGCAGAGAGCCGAAACCGGCGGCGCGCACCCAACCATCACCCTGCGAGCGCGCGATGTCCAGTCAGCCCAGCCAGACCGCCATCGCGAACCGCGCCCTGACGCTGATCGGCACGGGCAAGCGCATCCTGGCGCTGGACGACAACGCCCCCGAGGCGCGCACGATGCTGGCGCTGTTCGATGCGGCGCGCGACGCGGTGCTGGCCGACCATCCATGGAACTTCGCAGTGCGGCGCGCGGGGCTGCCAGCCGACATGACCGCGCCCGCTTTCGGCTATGCCTGGTCCTACACGCTGCCGACCGACTGCCTGCGATGGCTGCCCGACGCCGAGGCAATGCGGTGCCAGCCGATCGAGCAGGAGGGCGCGCAGCTGCTGACGGACGCGGTCGCGCCGCTGCGCATCCGGTACATCGCCCGGATCGAGAACGTGGCCCTGTGGAGCCAGGGGTTCGCGAACGCCTTCGCCTATCGGCTGG